TAGTTAACACATTTGCACTAGGGCTATTATTTTCAATTTTTCTAATAGATAATTCAACTGGTAACACATTGTCTTTTTCACTAAAAAAAACATCAATTTTGGTTAGTTGTATAGTTTTATCTACGTAGAAAGATTGTGCAAGCGTATCTGTATAGCCGCTTAATCCAAACCCACCATCTACATTTAAACTTGTTGCCATTTAAAACCTTTTTTTATCTTTCATTACAATTATATAGTTGTAGAGGTACCAGCAAGACCGTTATCAGAGCCTGCTTGAACTGCATTATCACCAAGAGAACCTACGTTTGAAGGCCCTTCTAACGCTCCAAGTGTGGTGGCAGCGGCGTAGTCATTAATACAAGCAGCTATATCAGCAGCGTTACCGCCGTTACCTACCCAAACATCATAAAATGCTAATTGATCTGCTGTTGCATGACCATTATATGAACCATCGTTGTTAAGAATTTGATTTGTAACTGCTTCTACTGTACCTGTATAAGTAGGTAAGACAAAGTTTTCCCAAAGTCCTGTTCCTGTCAATCCTGCTTGTACTTGACTTACAAATGTCTGACCACTACCATTAGTTGCTTCTAAAATATTAGTAGCAGTTTGATAAAAGGTAGTAGCAACCCCACTAGCAGTAATGTGACTAGGACCTAATACAGCTGCAGCCTGTAAACCAGATTCAAAATTATAAGTAGTTCCAGCTGAATGACTGTCTCTTAATGTTTGTATTCCTAAATTTTGTCCATTGGTATTTAAGTAATCTAAAGCAGCTTCATATTTTGCAACTGTTGTACCGTTTTGAATACACCCATCTATATAAAATGTATTATATTTTGCAAGATCTGCTGGACTTACACTAGCAAGATCTATACCTTTAAGATATGCGACAGCATAACTTACAAAACCAGGTGTAATAGTAACTGTACTATCACTACCTTTTGTAGGTTTTCCTGTAGTAGGATCTGAACCACCTGGGTCTGCGCTATAACCCGGGCTTCCTCCTACAGAATATGACTGATAGCCATAAGATGCAGTATTATAAACTTTACGAACCGGTTCTACTTTATTAAGCGTGCCGTTTGCAACATAAACTGCATCCGCAAACGATTCTTTATCAAATCCATTAGTAGGTGAATCTGTAATTCTTAAATTAACTTTACCTGAAGGTATTTTTAACCCAGAAGAATTTACATCAAAATTAAATATCCCGGTAACTGCACCTTTTGCATCTGTAATTATATTGGATTGATTTTTTACGGTACTATCAAAAGACGCAATATTTGCTGTTGTATTTGCACTGTAGCATAATTTAGTAACGTCATACTCATTAAAGAATACATACATACTTGTATTTGGTTTCAACTTTTTAGCGTCAAACTTAATCGAAGCATTTCTAATGTAAGGAAAAACTACACTGGTAGATGATCCAGTTACACTAGCATTTGTAATAACAGCACCAGCGTCAATAGCCTTTACCTTATCATTATTAGTTGGTGAATACCACATTTGCTTCCACGAGTTCCAAATAGAACCGTAAGTAGCAGTACCTACTGAATCCGGAATTAGTGTATCGTATGTACCATTATCATCTTGGTAAATTAAAGGCAAAGTGGTCTGATCAAACCATGTATCACCAGACGGGGTTAAAGTTACCGATCCCGCAAATGTATAACTGTCGTAAGGGTTAATACTAATATCAGAACTAACTACATTATTTACAATATACTCTTCGTCACTATAGCTTAACATAGCCATATTATTTTTTACAACATAACCGTTAGCTGCTCTTTCTGAATCTGATAGAGTTTTTTCACTCAATTTAACATTGTTTTGGGTAAATGCTGGTTTAAGTTCACCATAATCTAAATCCATGGATACATTATAATCTAAATTTGTGGTATCTCCAATCCCATGGCCTTTAAAACTATCAACAATAAAGCCATTTTTAAATCGATTTAAACCAAAAGAGTCTTTTACTGAAAATAAAGCAGTGTCTAATTCAAGTAAAGTAAGAGAGGTATAGTATTCTAAATTTTTAATACGGTTTTCTAATTTACCAATATCCTTCATGGAAAAACGTTTTTGATCAACTGGGGTAAATGTTGAATCTCTATTAATATCAAAACCATATGCTGGGTGTTGTATAACATATAAAGGCATAGCATCATTAGGTGCTTGTGGTTCAACTGGGTTAAGACTACTTACCCCAGTTTTATAAGTTATTGTTCCATCACCAGTAATATAGATTTTATCTATTCTTGGTAAGTAATAAGAGTAATTAGTCTCAAAATCATTTGCATAATCTAAAAATTCGTTTCTAACAGCACCAGTATCTTTAAAATTTAAACCATTATTTGCTATTCTTGGTCTAAAATCTAAGCAGTCTCTCAAACTATACATCTTACCGTTATCTACAAAGGTAGGTATATTGGTATAGGAAGGATAAGATTCTACACTAAAGAAATCTCCAGCACCGTGTGTATAGTAATTAAATTCTATCTTTATTGGACCTGTAGGCGCTGTATAGCCAGGTTTTAAGGATACACTAGATATGCCGTAATACGTAGGGGTTTGCCCGGTAGTTAAGGTATAGTTATCACTGATGTCGATAGCATTACTATCACTGTATGTAGTACCAAATACATTAGAAGACATCCTTACATTAGCAATAGAATAAACGTCCGCAACCCCTAATGATATAGAAGCTGCTTGACAATCGGACTTAGCAGTATAAGTAGCAGAACCTGCGGTTACAGTTTTTGTTTTAGTAGACGGGTTAAGTTTAATAATGGTAGTATATATTAAGACGTCTTGATTAGTTAAACCATAACTACCTAAATCAATTTGTATACTTCTGAAAGTACCGTCAGTAAAAGAAAAATTAGCAGAATTAATTCTATATAATTTACCTTGATTACTACCACCCGTACTTACTACTTGGGCAAAATATGCGGTATCTGTTCTTGATGCAAAAGTTGTACCTACTGCAGTTGTAAGTATAGTAGTGTTTGCTGATAAAGTACTGTAGAATACTCTTCTTGTTCTAATAGTAGAGTCATTTATTTCCCTTATAACATTATTAGGGAATGGAAAAATATAAGTAGATAAATTATTATCTACAATTTGAGCTGCATCACGGGTAGTATTGACCCCGGTAACATTTGCTAGAGGATAGTTCCGATCTATAACTATAGAAGTATTATTAGTTACTGTAGTAATTCTATATGCGTTAGAAGTATCTGAACTAAATCTTACCCAATCCCCAACCTTAAGCTCTGAGGTATAGAAAGTATTAACACCGGTAACTGTAGTACTTGCACTAGTAAGTATACTGGTTCCTGATAATGTAAATGCTGAAGATGGTACTATATTTGCTGTGAAAGCTGTAGTTACATAACCAGAATCTGTAACATTGGAATGATATAATTGTTTTACATCTCTTTCAAATGTATAACCGTTTTTCATTTGAACATCAAATAAAAAAGTATTAAAAGTAGAGGTAGAAACCATTAAGTTACTAGCAGTAGACTCAAACCCCCTTACCCTTGCATTACCAACCCAAGTACCAGAAGCTGTGCCACCAACTGCTGTATATTGATTATATAAACCAATGGTAATAAAATCTGAAGTAAAATCTGGCATACTGTAGGGGTTAATAACCTCCACATAATTACCTATAGGTGTTCTAATTATAGAGTTTTCAACGTTTGCAGTTTCTCTTGGTTTATTAAAAGTTAAGTATCTATTAGAAATAGTACTTACTTCATATCCTTTAACATAGCTCTTTCCAGGGCTCAAAACAGCGATAGAAAGGGAAACATTACCACCACTTGTGGCATTTAGATACCCGTCAGGGTTTGCGGTAGTTTTTAAATGCTCAATAAACTTTAATTTAAAAGGATTAACTGTATAGTCTCCAGATTCATCATAAGTGCGTCTAGCTAGTTCATCGGCTAAAATACTATACCCGGGTTTATCTACAAATGTAATAACATCACCTTCATCCACTCTAAGAAGCTCTATAAAGCTATCTGGGCTTGTAGTATTGGAAAGCTTTCTTTTACCTAAGGATAGTTTAATTTTATATCTATCGGCTCCTGGAGCAAAGTAATTATATGTACCAATTGCTGGGTCAAGTAAAGACTCGTCATCATCACTTGTAATAATAGATTCAGTAACTTCTAAACCCACTTTATACGAAGAATTTGAAAGGTACTTATCTAATACTATAGATGAATTATTTACTTTTACAAAATTATCTTTAATAAAAAAGACACCATCATTTATAGTAGCCCCAGCACATTTACCGGTAGAAACAACTGTAGCATAATATCTGGTATTTGAATCATTAGTTTGAATTATCTCGGCAGCTGTAAATGCATTTGCTGTTCTACTAGTACCGGAATCAAGATACTTAACATATAAAGTAGGTGGGTCTGCATCTGTAGCTGAATCTACTAAGATTACTTTAGCTCTAACACCAGATGTAGTACCAATTAACTCTCTGTTTAAATAATTAGCTACATCAATATCTGTAGAATTATATGTGGTTACTAGCTTTACATAATTAAAATTCTTATCGTATAAAACATCCCCTGGTACAACCATTGACCCGTCTTTGTAAATACTCTTACCAAATCTTGTTATTTGGTTTTGTAATATAGTTTGAAGCTGGGATAATTCTCTAGCCTGAACTGCTACACCAGGTTTAAATAAAATACGATGAAAATTCTTATCTTCATTGTAATCGTCATAGTACGGATCGGTGTTAAAATTAAGCGCCATTTCTTACCTGTGTTATAATCTTATGATTGTTCTGAGCGTGACTAGTTGTTGCTCACTGTGACTTACTGAAGTTCTATTATCGATATACAATAAATCCCCACTGAATACATTCACATCGGGTACTTGATCTAGTGATGTCACTATATATGTAGTCGCTGTATTTTCATCAGTTAATACATCTCCAGCTGTTAGGTTATAGTTATTAAGATCCACTACTAGTATTTGTTTAGTAGAATTAACCACTTCAACTATCTGGTAATGTCTTACAGAACCTGTAGCTGTAAGACTTAATAAAGAATCTCTTTGTAAACCTGTAACAGAATCCAAGGTTGTAAGAAAACAAGCACTACCATTTACATTTGCATAATGGTTTCCACTGTCATGTGCTTTAATATCCTTTATAATACCAAATTGTCTATAATCGTTGCTAACAAATAAACCTTGATTCTTTTCATTATTTATTGTAGAGGTAAACATAATGGTATCAGCAAATAGCTCACTTACAGAATCACTACCATGGCCATTATATGGTGAAATAATAGCAGATATATTTGCATTACCACCATTACCAATAATAGTAGCATTGGCATACGAATAACCAACCCCGGGATTTTGTACTGTAATGTAACTAATTGTATTATTTGATAAGACAACATTACCGGCAAAACCACTGCCATCACCTGTTACCGAAACATTTGCATAAGAATAACCGCTACCGACATTGGAGACTCTAAATGAAAAAATACCTCCATTTACTGCAGATAGTTCTACAATACTTTGTATAGTATCAATACCACCAATAGTAGTATTTACATAAGCATTAGCACCGGTACCAGTTGCGCTTACAAAAGCTAAATCTGCATGGGTATAACCATGACCAGTATCTTCAATAATAACATCTGTTAATTGACCAGCCGGGCTAATATAAGGGGTTAATACTGCCCCTGTACCATCTCCAATAATTGATATAGTGGTTTGAATATTAGAAGGATAATTTATACCCTCGTCTTCTATAGTTACCCCATATACTTGACCACCAACTAAAATTGGCGTTAAAATTGCAGTATTAGCAAAATATAAATTGGCTGTTGCGTTAGAAGATGGTTGGCTATTACCTGTTGTAGAAATAGTAATAGAGGTATTGGCTTGGGCAGCAGTAGTGTAATTATACCCTTTATTTGTTATAACAATATCAACCAAAGCATTGCTACTAAAGATTAAGTTAGCAAATGCATTTGAGGTTGGTTGAACTGCACCAGTGGTTGCAATAGTAACAATGGTATTTGCAACCACATTAGTATAATAATTGGCACCAGTACTTGTAATTTTTACATTACTTAAACCTTTAAAATGGCTTTTACCTAAACCTGATGTATCATTAACAGTAATTGAGGCTTGTTTATAATTATTACCTGCATTATTAATATAAACATTAATAATTTCACCAGCAGTATTAAAGGCCGGTGTAAGATTGGCTACAACATTACCTGTACCGCCTAAAAATGTACCATTAACAGTCAAGGTAACTGCTGAATTTCCTAGATAACCTGTACCGTTACTATCGATTACTATACTTCTAATTTCACCATTAGAATAGTATGCATTAGTAACTGCCCTTTGAACAGGCATGTAATCGGTAGTTAAGAACCTATTCCTAACAGATAATGGAACTGTATACATATACTTCCAAATATATCCATCAGCAGTCGTTAAAGGAGTAGGATCAAAATTAGTAGGTTCAACGGTAGATGCAGCACCGTTTTTATTAAACAAACACTTATATACATTAAACTGGCTTGTTAATACATAAAAATTAGAGTCTTTTAAACTTGAAGCACCAGTACTTGACGTAAAGCTAGTAGAATAATTACCATCAAATTGATCATATACGGTCCCAGTGGTCCAATTTATTCTTCTAACTACAAGGGAAACATCATTAACGTTTACTTTCTTAACTTGTAGAATTTGTCTACGTGTTTCATACTCGTAATCAGCAGTAACCTCTGGTGAGGGAGGTACAAGGGGATTAGGCCAATCTAATACTTTACCAATAAAATAGTAATAATTAGATCTACGAGAAAGAAACTCATTATAGACTGTCTCCGCCAACGATTGGTGGATTCTGTCTTTTAGAAGAAAAGA